AATACAGTTGATAATAGGGACTATAACAGAAATACAGGTTATGGAAATGCAGACATTTTGCAAAATTCAATCCAAGAATTGACATTAACAAAAGATAGAGCTTTTAAAATGCTTTTGGATAAAATGGACGAAGATGAAACAAAAATTAAAGCTGGAGAAGTGCTGGCGAGACAGTTAAGGGAGAGAGTTATTCCTGAAATTGAAAAATACAGATTTGAAACAATTCTTAAAACTTGCGATACAAAATCACAAACAGTGACAGGACTTGCAGCTAACAACGCATATAATAAATTTTTGGAGGCACAGGAGAAATTAAATGATGCGGATGTACCTCAGAACAGGATCGCTTATGTTACACCTGAGTTTTTAACAAAATTGAAAAAAGATGACAATTTCATCAAATCTTCGGATATTGGGCAAAATATAAAAATAAATGGATTAGTAGGAATGGTTGACGGAGTACCGATAGTAAGAGTTACTAAAAAATGGATGGAAATTAAAACAGGAGTAGGTGGAGCTACAACTAAAAATTACGGTTGTTTAATAGGGCACAATTCGGCAACGGTTGGTCCTGTGAAATTAGCTGAATATAGAGTAGTTACAGATTCAGAAAATTATTCAGGAACTTTATTTTTAGGTAGATTTTATTATGACTGTTTTATACTTGATAATAAAGTAAAGGGTCTAGTTGCAATTGAAGCGTAGTAAAAAAAAGTGTGGTTAAAACGCCATACTTTTTTATTTTTATGAGGTAATAGAAATGACTGAATTAATTGATGAAATTTATGAAAAAATAAAAATTATTTCTGATGTAATACCAAATGAAGCAAAGATTAAATTTTCTATTGAGAGCATTGTTCAAGATAGTATTAACTATATGAACCGAGAAGACTTCCCAAGAGAATTGATAATTCCTATAACAAAATATATTTTTAAATATAATTTTGATAAAAATAGAAATATAAAATCTATGGAAAGTGGAGATAGGAAAGTTGAATTTGTAACTGAGTTAAATGATGATGTGGAATTTAGAAAAAGTTTGAATCGTTTTAGAAAACTTGGAGTTATAAAATAAAGGTGGTATGTGATGTTTGAAGATTTTTTTGATACCGATGTGATAGAAGAAGTTAGAAGAAATACAAAAACAAAGACTGAATTTGGTTTGACAGTTCAGGGTTGGGAAGTCGTTTATACAAATGTTAAGTGCCAGTTGAGTGCTGGAATTTTAAGAGCTACTGAGACTGGAGTTATAAATAGTTCTAAAAATTCGTATAAGATATTTGTTAGTAATGATGTGGAAATAAAGCAGAATGATATTTTGGTGGTAAGTAAAGGTGGGATAAAATATAAATTTAAAGCTAATAAACCTATAAAGTACACTGATTTTTTGGAACATCAGGAAATATCGGTAGAGGAAGTGGAAAAAAATGAAACTTAGTGGTGACTGGGAAAAACTGGCAAAAAAATTAGAAACTTTAGCTACTGATACTCCACAAAAAGTTGGAGCAACGCTTAAACAAATTGCTGAGGAAACAATAAAAGAAGTGAAAGAAGAAACACCTGTAGATACTGGTCAATTAAGAATGGGTTGGCATAGGGAAAATGGTGGAAGTTTCAAACAGATGGTTTATAACAATGTGGAGTATGTAAACCATGTTGAATATGGACATAGAGCAGTGTATTTTGGTAAAGATACAGGTGAAGTAGTACCTGGTGTGTTTATGTTAAAGAAAACAATAGAAAAATTAGAACCTATATTTAAAGATGAAATAGGGTCAACAATAAAAGCGGAGTTTGAATAATAATGGAATTTATGGATTTTATAAAAGCCCTGAGCAAAAAAATATACGATTTTACAGATAAAGAAGTTGGAATTGATAATATAAATGCTTTGACTAGACCGTGCTATTATATCCAAGTAATTGGCTACAAAAATGAGTTTTTTGCAAATTATAAAAAGCGGATATTTATTAGTGTAGATATTATGTATATTCCTGAAAATGATGAAAATAATACAATGGAAGTTTATAAAGCACTTGATGAATTGGATAATATGTTTGAAACTAAAGGTAATAAGATTTTAGAAGTTAAAGATAGAAAGCTAACTTTGAAAAATGAGCATACAAAAGTAGTCGATGGATTAGGTCACTATATGTTTAATTTAGACTTATTCGATGTATATGGAATTGATTTAAGAAGTTTTGATAATAACCTTGAAACGATAAAAGAAGTATTAAAAGAATTACAATTATTCGATGAAAAAGGGAAAAAAGTACCGTTATTTGATGAAAATGGTAATTTAATCAGTGAAGAAGTGTTTAAAAAATTATCGTTATTTGATAAAAATGGAGTTCCTTTTAACTATAAAACAATGAAAAATTTAAAAATAAAAAATTAGGAGAGTGATAAAATGGCAACGATTGGACAAATTAATCCAAGTCCTAACATCAGTGTTAAATTTAAAACTTTGGCAACGACAGCTATTCAAAGAAGTGAAAAGGGTATTGTTTGCTTGATTTTACGAGATACTAAGGCTACCCAAAAATGGTACACTTTTAAGAATATATCCGATGTTGAAACAGATAAATGGGATGAACATAGTGTTAAATACATTAATTTAGCAATGCACTATGGAGCATTTAAAGTATTGGTAAGAGTTGTGCAAAGCGACGAAGACACAAATAAAGTGTTGAAAGATTTGGAAATGAGAAAATTTAACTGGTTAGCTTACCCACAAGTATTGAAAACAGAAGATCAAATAGTAGTGAATTGGGTGAAACAACAATTTGGAAATACTGGTGTGATTGGTAAAACTGTAAAATATGTGTCAAGTTTTGCGGATAAAACAGATCACGTGGCTATTGTGGAACTTGCGAACGGTGGAACATACAAGTCTATTTATGGAGATTTTACAGCTCAAGAGTATACAGTGGCGATAGCTGGACTTATTGCGGGAATGCCTTTAAATCGTAGTGCAGATAATTACACTATGAGTGATTTAAAATCTGTTGAGGACTATGAACCTAAACTTGGTAAATTTAGTTTATACAACGATGAAGAAGTGGTTAAAGTGAATTATGGAGTTAATTCTAAAACTACATTTGATAGCACTTGGAAAAAAGATACAAGAAAAATTAAAGTTGTTGAAGGTATGTGCTTTATTGTCGATGATATAAGAGATACTTTTAAAAATTATTGGCTTGGAAAATACATAAATGATTATGACAATAAAATGAATTTCTGCTCAAACATAACTAAAGTGTATTTCAAAGAGATGTCACCAAACGTATTAAATGGGGATTATGACAACAAAGTAGAAATTGATATTGAAGCACATAAAAAAGTAATAATTACAGATGGGCTGGAAGTAAACAGTATGACGGATTTGGAAATTTTACAATATCCAACTGGTGAGGATGTTTATTTAACTGGTGATGTAAGGTTTGTAGACACTATGGCTTCACTTAGCTTAACAATGACAATGTAATGAAAAGGAGTTGGCAAAATGTCGGAAAATATAAGAGGAAATAGAACAATAACAGGGGCTTATGGGGAGTTATGGCTTGATAATGAAAAAGTAGCGGAATTAAAATCTGTAGAAGCTAAAATTACAGCGGAAAGAAAGGATGTACAGCTGGGGATTTCTGTTGACAGTAAAATAACAGGATTGAAAGGTGAAGGAACTATCAAAGTTTTTAAAGTTTATACTCGTGGGAAAAAAATACTTGAAAATTGGGCAAAAGGAAAAGACGTGAGAAGCAGAATAGTCACATCTATAAAAGATCCTGATAGTTTACGTGGACAAGAAGAACGGGTGTCGATTGATAACGTTTGGTTAAATTCGATTGAACTTGCAAAATTTGAAAGAGGAGAAATTGTGGAAGAAGAAATTCCTTTTGGATTTACTCCTAGCGATGTTAGATATGAAAATGCGATAAGATAAGAAAAGGTAGGTATGGAATGAAAAATATAACAGTGGAAATGTTGTTGGAAAACAGCAAAAAAATAGAAAAAAAAGACACAGTAAAGGTTAAAGTTAAAGAATTGAATGGAGCTATTTTAGAATTAGAAGTATTGAACCGAATGGAAATACTGGATATTTTATCGAGTAACACCCGAGACAAAGACAGTGAATTAATTTATACCGCGGGAAAAATATTTAAAGATGAAAAATTGATCACTAAATTGGGTTGTCAAATGAATCCGATTGAAGTTGTGCCGAAAGTGCTAAGTCAATCTACCATAGTAAATATTTCGGAATTACTTATGAAAAAGGCTGGATGGAATGAAAAATTTACTGTTGAAGAGATAGTTGATGAGATAAAAAACTAATCAAGGGCGACTGGAAAGCAAAAACGGTCGCTCACTATTTAAATTGTGGGCATAGTCTGCAAAGTCTAAGGGAATTAAGTAATTCAGAGTTGTTATTTATGTTTTTTATGATTGGAGGTGGATTAGAAAATGAGCGAATATAAATTGAGTGCTTTACTTGAATTGAAAGATAAGTTTACTAATGTAGCACAAAAGGCTGGAAGTTCATTGGGAACATTGAAAGATAAAGTTGGTGGCATAGCTGGTAAAATAAAAAATTCTTTCAGTGGAGTTCAAGGAGCATTGGCAACTGTTGGAGTTGGTATAGGAGCAGGTACAGCAGTTAGTGTATTAAAATCTTCTGTTGAAGCTTATGCGAATTTGGAAGACCAAGTTAGAAGAAATAAGGCTATAATGGGGGCTACAGTACAACAAGAAAAACAACTTATGCAACAAACAAGAGATTTGGGTAGATCAACTAAATTTACGGCTCAAGAAGTAGCAGAAGCACAAATGTATCAAGCTATGGCTGGTATGAAAACCAATGAAGTGTTAGAAATGACACCAAAACTTTTGAAAATGTCAATTGCAGCTGGAAGTGATTTTGCTCAAACTTCTGATATAGTCACAGATAACCTGACAGCTTTTGGTATGTCGTTAAAAGATTCTGACAGACTTATGGATGTAATGGTTGCAACAAGTAATAATGCAAATACCAATGTACAAATGTTAGGGGAGGCTTATAAATATGTTGCAGCAACTTCAAGAAATTTTGAGAGCTTTGAAGATGTAAATATCTTATTAGGAGTGCTTGCAGATAATGGAATTAAGTCTGGTCAAGCTGGGCGTAATTTAGCAGGAATTTATAGAAGATTGGCTAATCCATCAAAACAAGTGGGAAATGCTTTAAAAGACTTAAATATTCAACTTTATGACCAGCAAGGACATTTTAGAGGATTAAAAGCATTATCTGATGATTTAAAAATTGCTACTGCAGGTCTTACACAGGAAGAAAGAAATAGATATTTAACAATGATTGCTGGTGGAGAAGGTATGAAAATACTGGCTTCTATTATGGGGACAACAGAAGAAAACTATAACAAAGTTGCTAATGCTGTAAGAAATTCTAGTGGTGCAACAGATAAATTTGCTGATGATATGAGCAATACAACGGCTAACAAAATAGCACAATTTAAATCGGCGATAGATGATTTGAAAATATCGTTAGGAGAAGCATTCGCCCCAATAGCGACCAGGTGGATGGAAGACTTTATGAAAAGAGTTGAAGAATGGCAAAAAAGCGGGGCATTAGATCCTGAAAAATTAAAAGGGCAAGCTGAACAATTAACAAAAGGTGCAGAAATAGGAATGCGAGGAATTATAGGAGCCAAAGGTGCAATTTGGGGAGCTCAATTAGGAACGGCAATTGGCGGACCAGTAGGAACGGCAGTAGGTGCTGCAATTGGTGGAGCTATTGGATATTATACGCCGGAAATAATAAAAGGTTTAATAGAACCGAAAGACCCAAAAAAAGAAAAAGAAAAACAAGAAGCTATAGCTAGAGCTTTTACTCCTGGAGCAAGTCAATCTGGTTATAATTCTAGCGATGGAAAGTTCCGCTATATGGGATATTCTGATGTTAAAGTACCTTCGATGGCAGAAGCACAAAAAGAAGAAGCATCGAGAATTGCAAGACAAAAAGAATATGACAGAAGGTCATATGAAGCTTTGCAGAAGGTTGTACTTGATATAAATGCGGTCAAAGCAAGGATAGCACCACAGCAAAATTTAGCACTTACTCAGCAAGATAAGACAGCACAATTAACAAGTGCAATTTCACAACTTGTATCTAAACAACAAAATAATAATCCCTTGCAACCATTTGATCCGAGCGCTATAACTAATGCTATCAGTTCTGGATTAAGTCCATTAAATAGTTTACCAAGTCTTTTGAATACTAGTTTGAGCACAATGCAACCGCCAATACCACAACCAGTATCAATAGAACAAGTTATAAATCATCAGGCTAATGCACAAATAGCTGCACAATTGTCAAATATAACAATAAATGACACAGCAAAAATTGAGAGTATAGCTAGACAGATAGCACAGAATGTTAGTCAGAATACATATAACACTATGATGTCAAATTTACAAGCTCAAATTCAAGCGTCACAATAATTATGAAAGGAGTTTCAATATGAGATCAATATTTATGTTATTGCACGATACAGAACCGTTTATTTTTGTGATTCCACCGTCGGATTTCAAAATTACGAGCAGTCAAAACAGTGAAGTTGTAAAGATATTAGATGTTGGAGAAGTAGCATTAATAGGAGAAAAAAACATAAAAAAAGTAAATTTTTCTACGTTTTTACCATCCAAAAAATCTAAATTTTTTAATTATTTGCTCAATTCTCATTCTCCGATGGCTGGAATAAAAAAACTGGAAAAATATAAAGATGATAAAGAAGTTTTAACTTTGGTAAGTGCTAATTATAGTATTTATTTTAAATGTTATATTGAACAGTTGGAATATGAAATAATAGAGAGAACAGGAGATATTGATATTACAATTGATTTGATAGAAGCTAGGGAACAGACAACAATGATTGACGATGTTAATGCACTTTATGAGAGGTATACTGGAAAAACTTCACCGATAAAAGAGTATCAATTGGTAGAGAGATTTGAGGATTTGAAGAGTGAAATAAAGAGTAAAGTACAAGATAAAATTAAAAGTTTGATAAAATCTTAGAAAAGGAAATTAAAAAAATGCTAAAGATTGTTATAAACGATAAAGAACACATGAAAAAATTTGAAAGAATTGTTTGGAAGGGTGGAATACACGGAACTTCACGAACATTGGAAGTAACATATTTAGATGATGCTCAAATTGCTAAATTAGGAGACAAAGTTGAATTTTATGTCGATGATGACAAATTATTTATTGGTAAAGTTTTTTCCGTGGAAGTTGTTGGAGAAAGTAAAGTTAAAACTTTTAGATGTTTTGATAACTCCATATATCTTAATAAAAACTTTTTTGTGAAAAATTTTAATAAGAAAAAGCCATCGCAAATATTAAAAGAAATTTGTGGAGAGTTAAAGCTGGAAGTTGGGAACATACCTGAAGACAAAGTGGATTGCACTTATCCAGCAGTTAATAAGAGTGGGTATCAAATAATTTTGAATGCTTATACGATTCAGCATAGAAAAGATAAAAAAATATATTCTATTGTTAGTAACGATGGGAAAATAGAAGTCGTGGAACAAGGGAGTTTGGCAGATGTTATGCTAAACTCTGGGCAAGATATAAAAAGTTCTAAGTATGGTGAAGATCTTGAACAAATGGTGAATCAAATTGTTATTTATAAAACTGAAAAAGAAAAACAACAAATAGTAGATAAAGTAGAAAATAAAGAAGACAAAGAAAAATACGGATTATTTCAAAAAGTAATGCAGTATGACAAAGATAGGGATAATATCAACAATGCTAAAGAGATGTTGAAAAGTGTTGAAAAAACAGGAAATATCACTTGTCTTGGTAATGTTTTAATACAAAGCGGTTATTCGATAGGAATACACGAGCCACACACAAACCTTGTTGGTAGTTTTTTAGTAAAAAATGATACGCATACTTGGGAAAATGATATGTATTATTGTGATATAGAATTAACTTTTGAAAATGTGATGGATAAATCCGAATTTGAAGAAAAACCAAAATCGAAAAAATCAAAAAGTAAAAAGAGTAAGAAAAATAAGAAGAGTGAGAAAAGTAAGAAAAAGGCAGGTGCTAAATAATGAGTATGTTTGAAATACTAAACGATATGATTGATAGCGGAATGCAACAGCAATCAAACAATTTTATAAGAGCTAGTGTAACTAGTCCACCGCCTGAATTAAAAATAAAATTTGATAATGTGGAAATACCTTCAGAACAAATTTACTGCTCTAATTTCTTATTACCACATTATCACAGAACTTATAAAATAAACGGTGTTATTGATGAAATAACTATTAATGCTACAACTCAAACGGCAATAGGAAATGGACCTGCTTCCCACACCCATGACCATTCAACAATTAAAGGTTCTGGAACTTACAAAAGTAGTAAGGATATATGGTTTGAAGACACTTTAAAAGTTGGAGATGAAGTGCTAGTTTTGGTGCTGGGGATAAATTATGTGGTGGTTAGTAAAATAGTGAAAATGCCAAGTGGTGCAATAGAAGGGGTGTAGATATGGATTTTGAAGAATTGTTTTTGAATCAAAACACAGAAAAAGGAAAAAAAGAATTACCCCTTTTTAAAGAATATGCAATTGATTTTGATACATTAGAACCATTGAAAAACGGCGATAGACTTGTTGAATTGACTGGAAGTGAGGCACTCAAAGTATGGATATTTAAAGCGCTTAAAACTAAAAGAAATTTTTACGAAATACATTCGGATAGTTATGGAAATGATTTAGATGTACATATTGGTACGGTTTATCAGGAAAGTATAAAAAATGCTTTGATTATTTCAGAAATTAAAGATTGTTTGCTTGTTAATCCGTATATTTTGGACTGTTACAATTTTGAATTAGATTATAATAGTGACGACAATCATTTAAAAGTATCTTTTAATGTATTAACCGTTTATGGAGAAAGTGAGGTGCTGCATAGTGAATAAAATAGAAGCAAGGAATAAATTTTTATCTAATTTGGAAAATGATTTTGCTAAAATCGAAGGAACTTTTAATTTTGATATAGCAAGTGCTTTTGGGATGGAAGTTCAAGCATTATATGAATTGCTAGAATTTTGGGTTAAGCAAACTTTTATTGATACCGCAACAGAAGATGAATTTGTTGACTACCACGCAATGCTTTTTGGGGTAACTAGAAAACAAGGAACTAAAGCAACTGGGGAAGTAACAATAACTGGAAAAGTCGGTGCTAAAATACCTGCAGGAACAACAGTATTAAAAATAGATAACACAAAATACCAAATCCTTTATGATACAGAAATAGGGAGCAGCGGAAAAGCAATTGCTAGTGTGGAATGCTTGGAAAAAGGAAAGGTTGGAAATTGTGCTATTGGAGAAATAGTAAATTTTGAGATTGTGAATGCCGATATTTTTACCGTAATTAATGAAAAAGCTTTTACAAACGGATATGAAAAAGAGCCCAATGCTAGTTTGATAGCAAGAGCAAAAGAAAGAATATTAAGACCAGCACATAGCGGTAATATATATGATTATGAAAAATGGGCAAAAGAAATTGATGGAGTGGGTAAAGTGCTTGTTGAACCGTTATGGAATGGAAATGGAACAGTGAAAGTCAGAATCTCAAATTATAATAATGATATTGCCGATAACGATTTAATAACCAAAGTAAAAAATAGAATAGAACAGGCTAATGGCAGACCTGTCGGAGCAAATGTTACAGTAGAAAGTTTTATCAAAAAAAATATTTCTATAGCCGTGTCAGTTATATTAAGTCAAGGGGTAGAATTGAATAGCGTGTCTAATTTAATTGCTGCAAAAATAAGGCAGCAAATAAAAAACAGTACCGCACTATATACAATAAATAATCAGGAAATTTTATCTGTAAATAGAATTGAAAAAATAGTGTTGTCCGTTGACGGAGTTGAAGATTGTAAAGTTTTGATTAATAATGACACTAAAAATATTACAGTAGATAGAAATGAAATGTTGAATGTGATTGGAGTTGTTATTAATGAACAGTAGAATAAAGGCAATCTCAAAAGTTGCTAGGAATAGTTTGCAAACAGATTTAATAAGAAGCCTTGCAATAGAAACTCAAAAAATAAAAAATGATATTGAAAAATATAAGGAGTTTACTTTTTTAAATTTTTTTAATGAAAAACAGATTTTAAAATATGAAAAGTTTATGGATTTGAAAACAGACTTAAATTTAAGTTTACAAGATAGACGAGACAGAATTTTGTTTTATTTACTATCAAAACAAATATTTTCTCCTGAAAATCTAAAAGAACAAGCTAAAGTATTTACAAACGGAGAAATTGAAATAACAGAAGTATTTAACGAGTATTATTTTGTTATTAAATTTACGAGCATTTATGGAGTACCACCGAATTTAGATAATTTTATCAATTTTATTGAATTAAATAAACCAGCTCACTTAGGTTATAAAATTGTTTACAGTTATATGACTTGGGATGAGTTCGACAGGTACAATAAAACTTGGGACGCTTGGGATTTACTAAACCATAATTGGGAAGACAGAGAAAAATATAAAGAATAAAGGAAGTGATTTAATATGCCCGCAATAAATAAAACAAGTTTAGGACTTAACCAATGGCTTGGGAATGAATACCCTAAGAGAATTGATTTTGTTGAAGACAATAAAATAATAGATGATGAATTAATTAAGAGGGTAAAATATACAGATGTAGCAACAGACACAACAGCAGGAATAGTAGCGCTTAATACAATAAGCGATAAAATAAAACTGGAAGCTCCAAAGCCTGATTTAACACCGTATATTCCTTTTTCAAAAGGATATAGGAATAGTAGTAATAGCGACTTCGTACTAAGAGCGAATTTATCTGAATCTTGGGCACCATATATTCTAAATATGTATTCTCCTGATGGGAATTATACTGGCGCATATCATACTAACGGTGGAAGAGCTTATTATAAAGTTCCGAATCGTAATGGTGGCAATTGGTGTGAAATAATGGATAATCATGATATGATTGCGAGAGATAACAGGATGAATAATATGGATGCAGATATAAGGAAGCTTTGGGGAAGAGCTAACAATGCTTGGGATAGGACACAAGATTTGTATAATTTACGTAACAATGATAATAGCGATAAATGGCAGAATTATATAAGAGGCATCAGGCTTGTGGGTTTTATAGAGTTGCCTTTGTGGGGTGTGAATACATCTGGTGAAAGAGGTGGCTATGTGGTAACAGGTATAAGAAATCATGATCCTGATTCTGTTCTGAGAGTAGGTGATTACGCACAATTAAGGGCGCTACAATTTTTTATGAACGGAAATTGGTTTAATGTTCCATTTGCATAATTATAGGAGGAGATTATGAAATTTATAGTTGATAAAGCAGAAATAATTACAAAAGAAAGCGAAGACAGAGTAGTGGTTGATGGAAAAGAAGTTGTTAGAAAAGTTCCATTTGATTATTACAAGACTACGAGTGAAGATGGAAAAGATTGGTATGAGGAACTGAAGAAATTCAGAAAAGATACATTAAAAGTAATGTACGATAAAGATTCACGTTTAGTGCTAAGTACACATACAGACGCTTCTATGCTCGCACCGACAATGGGTGGGGTTGTAATCGAAGAAATTGAATATCAGGAAGTACAGGTAAACCCAAACTTGTATTTTGTGGATGGAAAAGTTGTAGAATTACAGAGTTATGAAACTATTAAAAATGGCAAAATTGTATTTAATCGAGACAAACGAATAGAAGAAATAAAAAAAGAATTATACGATTTAAGAGTGGAGCGTGATATAGCACCGTTTGAATTTGAAGTTAACGGTGTGACATATTTGCAAAATAACAGAAGTATAGATCAATCAAATTTAACAAGAATCGTCGTAATGTGTCAAGCATTGAAGAAAACAACTTTTGAGAATTGGAAATTTTATACAAAAGAAAACAGTGAAAAATACGTAAATTTAACTATACAGGATATGATGAAAATGGCAAACATAATGCAAGAGCAGACTACTAAATCAATGGCTGCAGAAACATTACTGACACATAATTTGGAAAATCTAACTGATAAAGAACTTAAAGAGTATGATGCTAAAGACAAATACGAAAAAGTATATAAAAATATGTAGAGGGAGAAATTATGGAATTAGAAAAAGATAAGCTATATATCAGTTTCCACAAACCTAAACATCTTATAGGACATTTAGTAGCGTTGTGGACATTTGGAAGATATTCACACGCCGAATTTATTTACAATGGTCAAATTTTTTTATCTAATCCTGGAGGAGTTAGAACAAGGAAATTTGAGTTTCAAAAGAATATGGATATTTATGAGCTAGATAGTAATGTTGATGCGAAAGATATTATTGAATTTTTTAAAACAGCACAAGGCAAAGGATACGACTATCTAGGAATTTTAGGACAGTTTTTTTATGCTAATAAGGTACAAGATGACGATAGATATTTTTGCAGTGAGTTTTGTTTAAATGCAATAGATTATGCTTTACAATTTACGTTGACTTATAAACTAAAATCATTAAAAGACAGGGTTGGATATCAGTTCAATCCATCCAAATTGTTTAAGTATTTAAAAAATATGGAATTAATAAAAGAAAAAGGAGTGATTTAAATGAATATAGAAAAATTGATATGCACAGAAATAGAATTGGACGGTAAAAAATATAAAGTTGTTGGAGTAAAATTTGAAAAAGATAACGTAATATTGAATGTTGAAGAAATAAAGGAAGTGATATAAATGTACGTATTAAGTAAATTAAGTTTAAAAAGACTAGAAGGAGTTCATCCGAAACTTTCAGAATTGTTTAAGAGGGCAATATCTAACAGCCCACATGATTTTATGGTAGTACAAGGATTAAGGACAGCAGAATATCAAAAAGAGTTATATAGCCAAGGACGGACAAAACCTGGAAAAATTGTAACAAATTGTGACGGGTATAATCATAAGTCAAATCATCAGGCTAAAAGTGATGGATATGGACATGCTGTCGACTTTGCGATTTATGATCCATCAATTCCAGGAAATATTGATTGGGATAACAATAAAAAATATAAAGAAGTTGCGGAGCATTTAAAAAAGATTGCAGAAGAAATGAAAATAAATATTGATTGGGGTGGAGATTGGAGAAAATTCAAGGACTATCCACACATTGAATTAAAATAATAAAAATAGGAGATGATAATAATGGATAAACAGTTACAAGTAATTTTAATAGGAATGCTGGTAGATTTTACCAGAAAAGAAATACTAGAAAAGGAAATAATTTTTGGAGCTAAAAAAGGAATAGAAAAACTGGAAGCTGTTAAGAATAACTTTTTTGGGAAGTTTAAGGATTTTATAAAAAAATCACAAGAGATAAACAACCCATATATTCCTGATGACATTGAGAGATTTACTGAAGATTTATTACTAAAGGGCGCTGAAACACTTGAAAAAACTGTAAATGTAGATGAAATAATACATAAAATACTTGGAGAAGAAAAAACAGCGATAGGAATATAAGGAGCATAAATGATAGAGGATTTAAAGGTAATAATAGACAATCACGGACTTTTTCTGATATTGTTTTTCAGCGGGGTGTTGTTCGGAGTGGTTGCCCAGAAAATGATAGACAATCAGCCAGTAAAACCGTATATCAAACGTATAGCCGTTGCTGGAATGACAATGGCTATTGCTCTATCTCTTAACAAAGTGGTGGGGCATTTCAATGCTGGTTTTCTATATCCTTGGAGTCCTGTGCTGGGTTTTTTTGGAGAAGCTTTGCTGGAAACAGTAAATCAGAAAAGGTATGGCATAAGCACAGGATTTTTGGAGCTTCTGCTGGAAAAGCTCGGATTTGTCAAGAAGAGGGATGATAAAAATGAAAATATATCACAGAAGTAG